GGACGGGGGCCAGGCATGAGACTCCTCACCAGATGGCTCACCCTCAAGATCCTCGAACGCCACGACCGCACCCGACTCCGCACCATCCGCGCCCGACAACTCGACACACTCCAAGCCCGAGCCACCCACATCGTCGGACCACGACAGGCAGCCATCATGCGCGCCATCCAGGAATGCCACGACGACATGCACAGCACCGACAGGTGGCTGTGATGAGCAGCCACCGCATCCAGCCCAGCCTCGCCGTCCGGGAGCGCCGCGCATGGAACGCCATCCGCCAAGCCATCGCCGAGACCGTCACCAGGCCCCGCACCCGCGACGACTTCGTCCTCATGCCGCCACCACTGAAGTCCGAGCCAGCAGCCCGGCAGCACATCGCCAGCGTCAAGGAGCAGACCCGATGATCATCATCGACATGGAGATGCACGACCGCCTCGCCCTGCTCGCCCCGATCCTCCAGGAGCTCGCCGGCATCGGCCGCCGCCTCGAGAAGCTGGGCGTCTCCCTGGAGAACATCCGGCACCATGGGCTGGCGCCGGCCCCCTCCCCCAGGTGGAACACCCCCACCCCCGGCACAGTGACCCCCCGCCCTCCACACCTGCCCCCCGCCCCACCGGACGCCACCCTCACCGCCCTGGCCCGCACCCACGTCCCAGTCCCGCCAGGACCATGGACGCTCACCGCCCAACAGCGCCAGCACATCCTCGACACATTCCGAGACCTCGACGCCACCGCATGGCTCCCCAACGGCGGCCACCGGCGAGGAGGACGTCTCAGGCGGCCGAGGAGGCGCACACGATGACCGGAGCCAACAGCCTCACCCCACGCGGCTCCACCAACGCCTGGCGCAAACTCCGCACCCAATGGCAGCCACTCATCGAAGCAGGCGCCATCCAATGCTGGCGCTGCCAAGGCCAACGCGGCCCCCTCGACCCCAACAACTGGCACCTCGGCCACATCCGCGACCGCAACCACGGAGGAACCGACGTCGAGACACGACCCGAACATCCGTCCTGCAACCTCGAACACGCCAACGACGCCAAAACACCAGACCGACCAACACCCTCACGAGTGTGGTTCCCCGAAGGACTCCAATGACCAAGACAGCCAAAACCATGCCTGAGACCTCCACAATGGGGGCGCAGACGCGACAGAACACTGAAGGGGCACAGTTCCTCGGGTCGGCACCTGGGAGGCCGTCAGATCGCCTCCAGCGAGCAATGGGAGGGCATCGGTCGTCGCGGTCCGGGCCCCGAGCCGCGACCGACCCGCGAAGCTGTGCCGAACCTGTGAAGAACCTTGGAGTCGGCCCGGTTTTTTTTGAGGACCACCCGGGTCAGACACCGCCGATGGCCCCCCTGCTTCTCTCTCTCGCCAGGCGACCCCGATGAGCGCCGAGCGGCCCCGCCCCTGGGGCAACGGCAACGGCCGGCTCGGCAAGATCGCCCGCCGGATCGCCGCCGACGTCGGCGACGACAGTGCCGATCGGCTGCTCATGGCCGAGATGCTCAAGGACGCCGCCGACCTGGCTGACAGCGCCCGCAACCAGCAGGATCGCGCCTCGTACATCGCCGCCAGCATGAGGATGCTGCAGCTGATGAAGGCGCTCGGAATCGGAGGATCAGCAGCACATGACAGCGACGGTGACGACGGCGGGAGCCCCGAGGCTCGACTGGCCGACCTCATGGGGTCCGGGCCCGTTGTGGGCGACCCGGAGGAGGCCTGATCGGCCGACGTTCGGGCCGGTGGTCGCGAGGATCATGCGGACCGTGTTCGGGGTGGAGCCGTACCCGTGGCAGCAGCATTGCCTCAACGTCGGGCTGGAGGTGCTGCCCGATGGGACGTTCGCCTATGACGAGCTCCACGTGCTCGCTCCCCGCCGGTCCGGGAAGACGTGGTTGAAGACTGGGCTGGTCGCCAGGGCTTGTGGTGGCGATCAGACGGCGCTCGCGGTGGCCACGGCGCAGAACGGCGACAAGGCCGTGACGCTGTGGCGTCAGGTGGCTGACCAGATCGCCCGATCGCCGCTGGGCCCGCAGGTGAAGGAGAAGATCTCCAACACCCACGAGGAGCTCCGCTGGCTGAAGACGGACTCCCGGTTTCTGCCGTTCGCGCCGAAGGAGGACGCGATCCACTCCGAGGAACCGGACTTGGTCATCGTGGACGAGCTGTGGTGGTTCGACCTGGCGGCGAAGACCGTCCTGGAGGATGCCTGGGTGCCGGTGTTCAGTGTGCGGCCGGGGCAGGCGTGGCTGCTGTCTGCAGCCGGAACGTCCCGGTCTGGATGGCTGAAGGATGCCCGCGAGAAGGGCCGTGAGGCTGTGGCTGCCGATCGGGGCCGTGGGGTGGCTCACTTCGAGTGGGCGATCCCCGAACAGGTCGGCGGGGTGAAGGCGTCACTGCTGGAGGACGATGAGCTCCTGGATCTGGTGTGGAACCATCACCCGCGGCGTGACCATGGGTTGCGGAAGGACTTCCTGGAGAAGGAGCTCACGACGTCGCGGCCCCGCTTCCTTCGCGCCTACGGCGGCATCGACTCCGACGACAGCGCCAGCGAGACGGTGATCGATGAGTTGCAGTGGGGGCGGGCGCGGACGCGGGAGCAGATCCCGGAGACGGCCCTGGTGGGGCTCGGTGTGGGTGTGGATCAGGACGGTGTGGATGCGTCGATCACGGCGGCCTGGCGTCGGCCTGACGGGGTCGCTTTGACGGAGCAGATTGCGCACCGTCCGGGGACGCGATGGGTTGCGCCGGCGGTTGAGCAGTTGGTGGCGGCGCATCATCCGGTGGCGGTGGCGATCAACCATGTGGGGCCGGGCCGGAATGTGGCCGATGAGCTGACGACGCATGGCGTGGAGCTGCTGAAACTGTCCATGGGTGATTGGGGGTCGGCGTGTATCCGGTTCAAGTCGGGGGTGGAGGAGTCCCCAATTTCGGTGTCACATGACGGGCATCCTGACTTGGAGGATTCCATGCGTCATGCCGGGCTTCGGGAGACGAAGACTGGGCTGACGATGTGGGCGAAAACTTCGGAGGTGACCGTGACGGTGCTCGAATCGACCACGGCGGCTGTGTGGGCCGCTGATCATCCTGGCGACGTCGAGCCCGTCAAGCCCGTTTTCAGGATTTTCTGATGGCGGTCTATCAGGTGGGTGGCCTGTCGGCGGATCAGGTGCGCACCCTGAACGTCGGGCCGGTGGGAGTGCTGACCGGGTGGACGATGGCCACAGATCCTGACCGTGCGAAGGGGATTCCGGAGGTTGCTCGGGCGCTGGGGATTGTGGCGTCGATGCCGGCGACGATGCCGATGAACGCGTGGGTGGGTGCGGCGCCGTCGCCGTGGCCGTGGATGATCCTGACCAGACCTGATCCTGACGCTGAGACGGCCTGGTTCGTGGAGCAGAACTTCATGGACTGGTGGATCCACGGGAACGCGATCTCGCTGGTCACTTCGAGGAGTGAGGCGGGGTGGCCGTTGACGATGGCGTGGGTTCCGGCGCCGAGGGTTGCTGTCACCGAGGAGCCTGTCACCGGGGCCCCGATCTATTGGATCGACGGCGTGCAGGTCGACTCGCGGGACGTGATCCACGTCAGACGGGGCGCGAACCGTTGGAACACGCTGATCGGTGTCGGTGTGGTCGAGCAGCATCTCGCATCGCTGGGGAAGGTGGCCGATCAGGAGGCTTACGAGGCGCGCGTGCTCGACACCTCGGCGGTCCCGTCGGTGGCGATCGTGGTCCCGAACTCGGAACTCAGCCAGGAGGAGGCGGACGCGGCGAAGTCCGGGTGGATGGAGAAGTTCTCCGGTCCGACGCGGGAGCCGGCGATCCTTCCGAACGGCACCGAGATTGTGAAGCTGGCGTGGTCGCCGGCTGATCAGGAGCTCTCCGAGGCGCGGAAGCTGTCGCGGGTGGATGTGGCGAACATGTTCAATCTGGATTCGTTCTGGTTGGGCGGGGAATCGTCGGGGTTGACGTACAAGTCGCCTGGTCCGATGTTCCTGATGTTGATGCGGCAGACCCTCGGCCTGATGATCTCCCAGTTCGAGCAGGCGTGGGGGCGGGCGTGGCTGCCGCCGGGAACGGATCTTCGGTTCGATCGCCAGGCGCTGCTGGGTGATGACATGCCGACGACGGTCGGATTCCTGACTCAGGCGGTGGGTGCGCAGATTCTGACCCGGAATGAGGCCAGACAGTATCTGGGGAAGGCGCCGGTGGATGGCGGCGATGAGTTCGATGTTCAGCCGGCGGCGCCGGTGGCACAGGAGGTTCAGGCATGAGTGACGTGGTGACGCTGCGGGCACCCGAGGTGAGGACCTCGACGGTTGCTCTGGAGCTTGTCGACATGGAGACAGACGGCAGAACGATCTCTGGTCGGGCGGTGCCGTACAACACGTTCGCGTCGATCGGATGGTTCGCGGAGCAGCACGCGCCGAAGAGCTTCGCGAAGAGCATCAGGGAGGCTGCGAGGAAGCTTCCGCTGCTGCTGTGGCACAACAACTGCTCTTTCCCGGTCGGGGTATCGGAGGAGTGGGACGACAACGACAACGGGCTGGATTGCACGTGGCGGATGGACTCCTCGGAGGAGGCCGAACGTGCCGCCGATCTCGCGGACAAGGGCATGCTCACCGGGCTCTCGATCGGGTTCGCGCCGATCCGCAGCGAGTGGGAGTACGTCGCCGATGAGGACTGGGATCCGAACCGCGGAGTCGATGGCATGGACAAGGTGACCAGGTTGGAGTCCAGGCTGCTGGAGGTCTCCATCACCCCGACGCCGGCCTTCGCTGGCGCCAAGGTGAGCCAGGTTCGCTCGCGTGAGCAGCGGCGCGAGATGCCTAACCACGAGCTCACGTTCCCGAAGCGGGAAGCGTGGGCCCAGTGGCTGGAGCAGAACCGCAGGAGCGCGTCGTGACCGGGCCTGTGCAGGGCATGCCGTCGCCGGAGGATCTGGCCGGGCTGCGAGCCGACGTCAATGCCATGCTCCAGGGGCATCTGACTGCCGAGCCTGAGCCGCCGGAGCCACGCCCGGAGCGGGCCGAGCCCGAGCACGCCATGAGCTCGGAGGACGGGCCGACAATTTCAGGGCGGCGGGATGCCAGCATGAATGACCAGAAGGACGCAAGCCCTTCTGCTCCCCGCCGGAGACGAACCGCACCAACCCGGAGTAAACGGGCCACCAGTTGATGTGGGGGATGGGCCACCACGGAGGAGCGAACAGAAACGTTCGCACCCCCAGAGAGGTGGTTCATCATGGGAAACCCGGTCCTGGAGCGGCTGCTCAATCAGCGCTCCGAGCAGGAGGAGTTCATCTCCCAGCTGCTCGACAAGGCCAATGAGGAAGAGCGCGACCTGGTCGACGCTGAGCTGAAGAACGTCGAGAGCGCCCGTCAGCGGATGGCGGAGATCGATGAGCAGGTCAAGCCGCTGGAGGCGTTCGAGGAGACTCGCGCCGCTCATCAGGTCCGCAAGCCGGCTGCGCAGGCCCGGCAGCGGGAGCCGCGCATGGGCGGGGAGTCCCGCCGACTGAGCGTGGAGCCCCGCGAGCAGGCCTACAAGACTGCTGGCGAATTCCTCGTCGACTACGTCCGAGCCGTGGGCTACCCCGGCGCTCAGATCGCCCCTTCGTCTGACGCTCAGCAGCGTGTGTCTGCCGCCCTCGGCCGTGACGTCATGGC